ATACTTTTGGGCCTAATAATAATGCACCGATGATACCCATTTCTTGAGCCCAAACTGGGAGCGCGTTATATGTTTCTAAAAATGCGTTAACACCCTTTTTAAGAAAGGACATCGGACCACTCAAGGCGTCAATTACGCTGGCGGTACCTAGTGCAACGCTCTTGAAAAAATTAAGGATACTCTCCCCAACATTTTGAGCGAGTGTTTGCGTATCGCCCCACCGAGCATCAATTTCGTTTAATAAAACGTTCATCGTTGCTTTTAAAAACTGAAAAACACCCGCATTCATCACATCATTTTGGAAAGCGAACCATCTATCACTAAACATAGACATGACGCCTGTCCACGTATTAGCCAAACGTTCTGTCGCACCCTTAAATTGGGAATCAATTGCGTTCCACGACTTTAACAACTGTTTACGCGTGTCTTCTGCGGTAACAGAAACGCCCGCTTTAAAACCCAACATTGCGGTGATACCGCGTTCGCGGAACCTATCTGCACTTGCAGCGCCCGCGGAATACATGCGTGCGATCTGTTCTGTGGTTTCTTCAATAGTTAGACCCGATACGGCAGCTAAATCACCGATGAGGGGCATCCACTGATTGATTTCGTCGACGCCACCTTTCATAATCCCCGATAATTGGGTGGCGGCTGCCATAATTTCTTCGTATTGAAAAGGGACTTTAGAGGCAAATTTCGCCATGTCGTCGAATAAGCGGTTGCCCTCTTCGACGCTACCTAACAAAACTTGTATACGAACGCGGAATTGTTCAGTGGTATTCGCGGCATCCAGAAAACTTTTAGCAACAAGACCTAAACCTAAACCTGCTAGGGCGGTTTTGAAACTAAATATTTGTTTCTGTAAGCCGTCGAGGCGGCCTTTGGTGAGATTCACACCTTGACGCATAACTTTATTCGCACGCGAGATTTGCTTTGCGCCTACGACATAGCCTTTGGAATTTAAAAGTACATTAAGAACCGTATCCATAATGTGTTAAGTAAACCTCATCCGCTGCCTGCATCATTAAAATAAATGTATCTAAATCGTCAAATTGCATTGCGTTCGCGTAACTAATCATATCGGTTATGCTGAGCGCTTCTTTGCGCGAGCGATTCAATGTGCCGAACGCCCGCATGTACATTTCGGTCAGTAAAAAAGGCTCTGGTTTATCTAATAAAGCCGAGGGCGTATTGCCTGTGTCGCGTGCAATGCTTTCGTAAAACGCTTCATTATCGCCGTGTTCTAAATCCCATTTTAAGACTTTTTTATGTCTTCAACCATTGCTAAGTCCGTTTCCAGTTTATACATGGAAAGGTCCCGCGAAAATGTTTCGACTAAATCTGTAAACCAACTCAATTCTGGATCACTCAATATGTTACGAGCTTCTTCTGGAGAATAAACAAGCTCTTCTCCGTTTGCTTTCATCCCTTCCCAACCTAACAGAATACAGCTAACCATAGATTCGACTTTCAACTTGTTTTCCGCTTCAGTGCTCAGCGCACCCATTTTCATGGCCTGCTGGAGAGGTTTACCAAATTTTCTTATATAAGCTTCGTGTTTAGGATTCATCCAACGCGCAACTAAAACGCGTGTCTCTAAATCGATGGTATTCCAAACGCCTTCTTGCTCAAGTTTTGGGTCAACCTTGTGGGCTGAGAGATCCATTTTATTTCTCCTGTGGGTTAATCAAGTCTGTCTATTTGTACTGCATAAAGGTTAGTCGAATCAATTACAGCACCCCAATCCAAGTCCACCATCACGTCGTTGTTTTGACCCGATGCGACTTCTTGTGAAGAGGTGTATTTAATTCGTGGGATAGTAATTATATAAGCCACCCCGTTATCGTCTTGCGCTTGAAAACGCAATGAACTATAGGTGCCGTTTAAGTATTTATCCACTAATGTTTTGTTTTCAAAGTACGCGGAAACCGTACCCGTAATTTCTGTCACACCTGTCGCAATTCCCGCCAATGCGTCACTGCCTATTTTCGCTTGCGTGCGCGCATTACAGTTGATTTTCATAGTCAACGACTTAAATGACACGCCCGATATTGCGTTACCGCCCTCATAAATGCGCGCAACGTTACCCGATGCGTTCATTTTCGGATTGGTTGACGCTGCGGTGGTTGACGCTGCGGTGGCAACAGTAGACACCGTCATGTTTTTGCCCATGAAATTCACGTTACCTGTCAATATAGACTCTGTCTCTAACGCTAAATCCATATCGGACACACGACATCCGCGAAATTGTTCGTATACCGAAATATCGTTGAATGCTTTTTCTAACGTGTATGACTTAAGTGCTACGCCGTTTCGAAGGACACGCCCTTTTAAGGTTGTTCCTGCCTCGAAAACTTCACTAGTGAATGATGCGGCTGAACCACTTGAGGCGTCTGCTAGATAGACCTTCGCTTTACCCGCTGAAGGTACTTCCGCTGAAACGTCTGTCACGCGCCAATCACCGCTGTTAGCAGTTGTACTCGCGCCCGCTACTCTTAGCCATTGATTGTCGAGGATGCCGTTTAGCGCTGAGGAGTCGCATTGGATGTGCGCACCGGAAAAATGTGCTGAAGCAACGCTATTGCTAACAACGGTTGTCGCCCACGTTGACTGCATAGCGCCTTCCATGAACCCATCGAAGTCGTTAAACGATAATTCGAACGAAATTTGTCCGCTTGCGCCACCGCCTACTTTCGTGATGTCGGAAATGTTTTTATCTGAGCGAATGGTTTGTGATGTAACGTTGCCCACATCGCCTTTCATGCTCTCGCCTGTCAGCGGTAGTGTCGCCATTGTTGGGGTGGCTGGGGTTGTGCCCCATGTCGCTTCTTTGATCCAGCGTAGGGTCACGCGGTTGGTGTCACTAAATGACATAGTACTCTCCTTGAATTAGTAGTAAATTCTTGGAGATATCATGGCGAGGCTTTTGAACGAGGCTGATTTGATATGTGCAAGTTAATAGCATAATTATAGTTTGGTACAGACTGAATGTATACTTTTTAAGGTTAATTATGTGATTTTATACACGCGCTATAATACTGCTCATTTGCCGCACGTTGTAAAATATGCGCATTTGTGTCGTAACCGTTATTAACCATCGCCTTGAAATCAACCGGCAAAAACGCCACCCAAGATTGATTATTTGCGCGTATCGCCTCGGGCGTCAGGTGGGGCGGCGCCGATAGCGATGGAGGGCTTGGTGGCGCTGGGCAAACGATTGGGATCTTTTTGTACACTATATGAACCAGTCGAATTGTTTAACAATATCCACTTCATTTAATACCTCCTCAACGCGACGGCGTTCGTTATCTATATTAACTAAATCCGTATTCAGTTCATTTATTAGCCCGTTAAAAACAGTAATTGTATCTTTTAAATATTCCGCTTCAACACTCTTTGAAATGTAGTGTTCTTGTAATTGTTTTTTGTCACTGACTTCGTTGAGGAGTTGTTCTTGTAGCGCTAACGCGTGCGCGTCTTTTTTTTCTATGTACTGTTTACCGAAAAACCCCACACTCGCGAGCATTAAAATAATGACGCCCACCAGACCAAATTTCCAGTACTTGAGTAGGATCATTTTTTACCCCACCCGTCACGCGCTGTACTGAAACCCATGTACCCTGAAATAATAACGGAGTAGAAAAATAATAAGGCGGTGAGTGATTCTTTGAGTGCGCCCTGATAAATAACAGCGCCCAACGTGTTTTAGGATCTGGGTGTTCGAGTTCACTCATCTTTTTGCTCCTTCAACCATGTTTCCCATGCTTTCAGCATACCTTTAGCTAAACGTATAAGCGTTTCATGAAAAATTCGGGTTGAACGTCTCATTCATTAGGTGGCTGTGTAAGTACCGTCCCAGTAAAAAGGAACGATTAAATTCATTTGATAATACGGACCTTGCTCGCCCACATTAACAACCTCAGCCTCTTGACATGTTATACCGTTAAATTTCACATCGCGAAAAATACTGGCTATAGAGTCCGCGTGCTCCCGAATGGTTTGGGTGCCCGTACCTTTTGGCGCGTATATTTGCGCTGAAATAAAACCGAAATGTCTGAACGTACCTTGGGCGCCAATATTTTTTCTATTTGTTGCGCCATCACGTATGGAAAAATCCACCCAGTAGTTGCCTTTGGGAGGCGTGAAGTCTACGTTGTCCCATTTAACGACCGTTGTCGCCCAATTCGTATCAAAGCGTTTTTCAATGTCTCTGCGTACTGTAGCGAAGCTCATGCCGCCTCCATTATTGCTAATATCTCATCTTGGATTTCTTGTAGTGTGTGACGAACCATACCTTCGCCTTGTTTGCTGTGCCCTTCCTCAAGCGCTAAAATATAATCTAAATTATTGCTGATGTAGATGGGCGGGACGATTTGCACATCTAAGTTGCTGGGACTAAGGTTAAAACTAGGTTTTTTATACGGCGGTGCTCCTTCAGGTAACGGCGGAAGGACTTCTGGGTCGGGTGCATAAATGTCAACCGTCCAACTACCCCTCGCGCGTCCTGTGTCGACAGGCATCAGTTCGACAATTCCCGTGAATATATCCAGTGCAATTTTCCGCAAACCTTTACGATAATCGACGTGCAATTTATCTGTGAATTTTTTAACATCAAAATCAAATTTTGGTGCGTCAAAAGTCACTTTTTATTAAACCCCATCATCCAGATTGCGCCCGCGGGATCTTCTTTAAAATCTACGAGCTCATAAACCGTACTGGCTTCATCAACAATGCGCGTCACTTCGTCTTTAGTGGCTGGGTGTATAGGTAAATCGTTTTGAGAAACAATTCCCATGAGTGCTACGCTTTGTCCGAATGTTTCGTTGACTGTTTTACTAAATATCATAGTGGTAACATAGCGGAAACCTTCTCCGCCTGGCGTTCCTGCACTCACATCGTAAGTGGCTGAACCCATTGCGTCGTAATTAAC